ATTAATTAATCAAAATAAAGGTAGGTAGGTAATTATCTACTTACCTTTTTTTTTAAAAAATAAAAATACAATGAGTTGTAGTATAACGATAGGAAGAAAAATACCCTGTAAATCAGCTTTTGGCGGAATAAAAAGAGTTTTGTTTGCAGATTATGGAGACATAACAGGAGTAACAATAGATGCAGCAACAGGAGAAGCATCAATAAATGCCACTACTTCGCCAAGTTGGTATGAATATGATGTTAAAGGAAATTCAAGTTTAGAAACTACTGTAACAAGTAGTAGAGAAAATGGAACAACTTTTTACACACAGACATTAAATTTAACACTTACATATTTAGATGCTTTAACACAGCAGGAATTACAAATACTTGCAGTAGGCAGACCTTACATTGTTGTTGAGGACTATTACGGTAATCAGTTTTTATGCGGCATGGAAAATGGCATGGAGTGTACAGGTGGAACAGTTGTAACAGGAGCAGCAGCAGGGGATATGAGTGGTTTTACAATGGTATTTGAGGGTATGGAAGAAAGCGCACCTTTCTTTTTAGAAAGCAATCAGGTAACAGCAGAAGCAGGACAAATAAATCCAACAGCATAGTTTTAATTTTAGTTAGTAAATTAGCACTCTTAACAGGGTGCTTTTTTTTTGCAATATAATTTCTACAAATTAGCATATTATTTACGTTATATATACGATGATTATATTAACCACAAGTTCAAACGCACAAACTTTAAAAGTAATTCCAAGAGATTATTTGAGTACATTTGTAATGTCAATAAAAGACGATAGTACAAATATTGCAAAACATTATGAAATTACAGGTGCAACTACATCTGGAAACTATTTAAGTTTCACAAATATATTTGATACTAAATTAATAGAAAATCATTTTTACGATATTACTTTAGGTGTAGCAAATAGTTTTTGGAATACAAATATTAAACTTTGGCAAGACGACCAAACTTTATGGAATGTAGATGATACAAGTGACGGAGTTATTTATAAGGATAAAATATTTTGCACAGACCAAGATATAGACCAAGAAAATAACGACTATTACAAAGTTAATAAAGGGCAGTATATAAGCTCTAAAAGTTATGATAATACTTATTTAGTAATATGAAACAAAAAAGAAATAGTAAGGGGCAATTTAGTAAAACAAAAGTATCGGAGTTTGGTTTTGTTAATTTAAGTACTTACACAAGTCCAGAAATTAAAGAAGTTAATGGTGAAGATTGGATAGAATATGGTGCAGATAACAATTACTTTCAATACTTAATAGACAGATACAATGGAAGTCCTACTAATAATGCTGCTATTAATGGCATTAGTCAAGCTATATATGGAAAAGGACTAAACGCAACTGATAGCAACAGAAAACCTAATGAGTACGCACAAATGATTGCATTGTTTAAAAAAGATGTAGTTAGAAAAGTATGTTACGATTTAAAGTTAATGGGTAACGCTGCAATACAAGTAATTTATTCTAAAGATAGAAGTAAGATTGTTCAATTAGAGCATATACCTATTGAAACATTAAGAGCAGAAAAATGCGATGATGACGGAGATATACCAGCATTTTATTATTACGATGATTGGGCAAATATAAAACGTACTGATGAACCTTTAAGAATACCAGCTTTTGGAATGTCAAAAGAGGGTATAGAAATTTACTACATAAAACCTTACAGAAGTGGTTTTTATTATTACAGTCCAGTAGATTATCAAGGTGGGTTACAATACGCAGAGTTAGAAGAAGAAGTGTCTAATTACCACCTTAACAACATAATGAATGGTCTTTCTCCAAGTATGTTAATTAACTTTAATAATGGCACGCCTAACCAACAAGAACGTAAATTAATAGAAAATAAAATTGCTCAAAAGTTTAGTGGCACAAGTAACGCAGGAAAATTTATACTTGCTTTTAACGATAACAAAGAAAGTCAAGCAGAAATAACACCTGTACAGTTAAGCGATGCACATAATCAATACCAATTTTTAAGTGAGGAAAGTACACAAAAAATAATGGTAGCACATCGTATTGTTTCGCCAATGCTTTTAGGTATTAAAGACGGTAGTGGTTTAGGTAACAATGCAGAAGAAATAAAGACTGCATCACTTTTAATGGATAACACAGTTATAAGACCATTTCAAGAACTTTTAATTGATTGCTTTGATAACATACTTGCTTACAATGATATTTCTTTAAATCTATACTTTACAACGCTTCAGCCTTTAGAATTTACAGACGTAGACAAGTCAGTACAAGATGCAGATACTATTGAAGAAGAAACAGGAGTTGAAAAACGCAAGTTCAGTTTTAAAAAAATTGACGGAAAAGAAGCGTACGAAACAAAAGAAGAAGCAATAAAAGTTGCAGAAGAACAAGGTTGTGGGGGTTATCACGAACACGAAGTTGAGGGTGTAGTTTATTATATGCCTTGTGAAGACCACGATACTGCATTAAAAAAACCTTGTTGGGACGGTTACGAGCAATACGGAACAAAAATAAAAGACGGAAAAGAAGTTCCTAACTGCGTAAAAATGTCAAACGAGTTTTTGTCAGACGAAATGGGCAAAGCAATACTTGATAATTTAAAAGGAGAAACTATTTCTGACGAATGGGAGTTAGTAGACGAATTAAGTGCAGATGAAAATATAAGCGATGAAGATTGGGCAAACATTTGTATAAAAAAAAAGAGAAGTAAACTACAAAAATTTTATGACGAAATTACATCAAAAAATAATGGTAGTGCAGAAAGTTTTTTAGATAGTGAGTATTTTAAAATACGTTACAAATACGTTGTAGGCTCTAATAAGCCAATGCAAAAAGGAAATCAGTCAAGAGATTTTTGTAAGAATATGATGCGCCTTTCAGATGACGGAATTATATACAGAAAAGAAGATATCGACCAAGCAAGTTTTAGGGGGGTAAATAATAACTTCGGTCATAAAGGTCAAAACTATTCACTCTTTAAATATAAAGGAGGAATTTATTGTAGGCATAAGTGGGTAAAATTATTATACAGAATGAAATCTGCCACAGAGCCCTCTGACGATTTAGATGATTATAAAAGAACAAGAGAAATACCTGCAAAATATGACAGAAACCCTAACGGTAGTCGTGATGCAGAAATTGCACCAATTAATATGCCCAATCGTGGTGCATACAATTAAAAAAATATGGCTACAACTTTATTTATAAATAGAACAGATTTAGTACGCAACTCGATACTTGACGGTAATGTTAATACTGACAAGTTTATTCAGTTTATTAAGATTGCACAAGAGATAGATGTTCAGCAAATAATGGGAACAAAAATGTATGACGGTTTAACTGCTGCAATACCTAATATTGATTTACCAGCTAATGCAAGATGGAAAACAGTTTTAGATGATTATATAGCACCAATGTTAATATGGTATGCACAATCTAACTATATGCCTTTTGCAGCGTATCAAATAAAGAATGGTGGAGTATTTAAGCATACATCAGAAAACTCACAATCAGTAGATAAAAACGAAATTGATTTTTTAGTTGAAAAAGCAAGAACGAATGCAGAATGGTACAGTAGAAGATTTATTGATTTTATGAGTTTTAATCAAACTACATACCCAGAATATACAAGTAATGTAAATGATGATTTATACCCAAGTAATGATGCAACTTTTAATGGTTGGGTACTATGATTTATAAACCGAAAAAAGCAAACATAGAAAAATTAAAAACCTTTTTAAAAAAGGTAAAAACAAAAAACAAAAAATAGTATGGCAACTTTATATAATACTAAAATATCTGAAACATACACAGGTTTAATAAAAACATCTAATAATGGTATTATTGGTACTGTTGAGCAAAACCTTACTGACGGAAGTGGAAACGCATCAACTTTAAGTTTAGGTACGGCATCAGCAAGTTTTACAGGAACATTAGATTTAACAAATGCAACGGTAGTTGGTTTATCAGGTGGTGGTGCTGTAGATAGTGTAAACGGACAAACAGGGGTTGTTGTTCTTACAAGTACTAATATAGCAGAGGGAACAAATTTATATTTTACAGATGCAAGGGTTGATGCTAATAGTGCAGTTGCTTTAAATACTGCTAAAGTTGGAATAACAACATCACAATCTGATGCTATTGTAGC